ACCGGGCGCCACTGCTTCTGTGTCGCCATGCCGTTGGCATGCCGGATGGCTCGCACGTCGTCGGCACTGGCCGGGGCCTCTCTGCTGGCGGTCAGCCAGTAGGCGAGGATGCACCCGTCTCCCATGACGGCGGCACCTACGTCTAGGCCGTTGCGAACGATGTCCCATCGTTCGCCATTGGCATCGGTCGCCGTCCAATCAAGTCCGGCGCCTTTCTTCCGTGGTGTCTTCGGGAGATGTCCGGCCTTGACCATCAAGTAGGCCACGAATGCGGCCCGGTCGATCTGGTCGGCCATGGCATTGGCGGCAGTGATCGCTGCAGCGACTGCTGGCGCCCATATGGGGGCCTTGGGTCGACGCTTGCGGGTTGCCTTCTTCTTGCTTGCTTGCTTGCTCATTGCTTTACCCTTCTGTCGTGGTGGAAGGATGGTCCTCCCACTCACTGATCAGGCTACCGGGTTTCGCGGCTGGCATCAACGCGGGCAACATTGTTCGTTTTCGGTTCCGTTGTCCGGGTTCGTTATGTTGCAACATAACGCCGGGGCGTTTTCTGTTTGTCTGTGTGTCTGCCTGTCTGCGTGTGTGTCTGTGTGTGTGCCTGCGCCTGTGTATGTGTATGTGTATGTGTATGTGTATGTGTATGTGTATGTGTCACCGTTTTTTATTTTTTTCGAGGTTGGTTTTGGGTGTAATCTTGGTAGAATTGTGGTTGGAGTAGGTGTGTTGTGCACCTGCCAGAGCGTTATGTTGCAACATAACGGTTAGGAGAATAGAGATGGATGCAAGGCCAGAGAGTGAGAGGGTGCGGGTGCGGCTCGTGCTTGATGACTTGGAGTCGTATGGGGTGGATTGTGCAGAGGACATGCTGCATGAATTCGATCCCGAGTATGTGTGGGGAGGCTAGGCATGTTTCGGTCTAATCTTTCCAATTTGGTGGCGGATGCGTTCCGCCATGGGGAGGCGTCTGCTAGTGATCGGAGGTGGCAGGCGTTTAACTTTGGTGGCGTTGTGGGTGTGTGGCATTACAGCACACACATGTTCAATGTGACCCGTGATGGGCAAGTCATTCCGGTGAATACGGGGTGGGGGTCTATGACGGATCGGGCGGGTGTGCGTCGGATCACTGACGGCTGGGGTTGCAGTGTTGGGTATCGTGAATTGTATGGGGAGGCGTCGTGAGTGTGACGTTTAATGGTGCACCGTTGGATGAGGCGACGGGTGTTACGTTGACTCATATCAAAAACATTCCTGCTGTGCAGGTGCGTAATGTGCGGGTGTCTGCGTCGGGGGCGGCTCCGCCGCGTAGGCGTTCGTCGCGGGTGTCTGTTGATTGGGATGTTGACCAGTTGGCGGCGTGGCTTGTTAGGGAAGGCGAGAAGGAGAGGAGACTACAGAAATGATGAGTCGGTGTGGTCATTGTAGTTGGACTGGAGAACAGTCAAGGTGGACTCGGAACCTTTGCAGACGATGCTACGAAGATGAGAACATTCGACTGCTGTACCCGACGAGGGACGGCAGGGCCATGACCAAGGAGGAGAAGTCTCGGAAAGATTGTGCCGTCGGGGGTTGCACTGAACCATTCAGGGCTAACGGGTACTGTGCCCGCCACAACAGCCGGTTTACGAAGCATGGCGATCCTTTATGGGAACACCCTAACGAGACTAAACGCAAGGCTCGTAAAGAACGGTTAGAGAAACTTGCCTTAGAGGGGCTGAAGGAGTGTTTTGATTGTGGGCAGGCGTTACCTTTTGATTCGTTTACCTCCGATGTGAGATCAGGGGAGGCAAAGAAGTGGGATCATGGCGCTACGGGTCTGTCTACTTATTGTCGCGACTGTCAGAGGGTCATGCGGAACAAGTACAAGGAAGAACGACCTTGGTGGCATAACTACGTCACTTGGAAATCAAGGATCAAAGCCAACTACGGGATAACCGACGAGGATTATTGCCGCATGTGGGTAGAGCAGGAAGGCAAGTGCAAGATTTGTGGTACGTCGGACTACGGCAAATCAAGCGGCAAGTTTGGCCGAGAGTGCGGCGTGTTCTGTGTTGACCATTGCCACGAAACAGGCAACGTGCGTGGGCTGCTTTGCCAAGACTGCAATCGCGGGTTGGGGTGTTTTTCGGATGACGTAACGGCGCTTCAAAGGGCTATTGACTATCTAAGCGTTATGTTGGAACATAACGGTACAGGTCTGCTGTGATGCAGAGAAATGCCGGATGCTGTTTGGTGTCTGGTTCGTTTAGGTGAAGGAGAATGGTTATGATTGGTACAACGATTGATGAGAGGAACGGTGCTCTGTTTTATCAGATTGCCGACATTTTGGAGTTCATGCCTCAGGCGTACGATCAGGAAACGTGGGGTACTTTCAACGAGGACACTCTCGTTGAGGCAGACTTTGCTGCTTTTGCTGAACGGTGGGGGGTGACTGTCGCGCAGGCAGAGCGTCTCCCTACTGACGATAAGCGTTGGTTGGAGGTTAAGGAGTGCAATACGCAGAAGTGTGTTGCTGGGCATGCCGCTGCGTTGTCTGGTTGGCATCCTGTGGTGTCCCACAACGGTGGCACGTTGAACTGGGGTGAGGTGGCGCGTGAGCCGTTGACTTCCTGTATGGATGATTCAACTATGTCTGTTGATGTGGTTGCGAGACGCGAGTTGGGTGTGAATGAGGAGGAGGCTGAGCGTTTGTTTGCGTCTGCGAATGTGTGGACGCCGAAGGATTTGCGCGAGTTTGCGGTTGGTCGGCCCATCGTGATTCCTTGTTGGGATGATGATGACGATGAGTAGCCGTACCAATATGGGGCATCAGTGGAATGCGACGCATGACAGTGAGCGGGTGGAGTGCATGTTTTGTTTGTGTTCGCCGTTGTCTAGTCGTGCGAAGGCTGTTTGTCCTGAGTTTCCGTATCCTGATGAGGAGGGGAGTGGTGGTGAGTCCAAAAAATAGGCGGTATCGGGTGTTGGAGGCTGCGCCGGGTGCTTCGCGGCGTACCAAAAACTATTTGCGTCGTCGCGACATTGAGGTTGTGCAGTACCGTGGCAACTTTGTGCTGGTGGGTGACTGGTTTGACAGTAGGGTCAGGCCGTTGGCGTGGTTGCCGAAAAGTGAAGTGATTGTGTCGAAGGCGAAGAAAGGAAAACAGTGATGCGTGGTTTTGGAGATATGTTGGATGCTTATTTGGAACCGCCAAATGAGTGTGAGCATGACGTAGATGAGTTGTGTCGCAAGTGTGACCCTGAGGGTTTCGCTGAGTACATGGCTGATCGTCGTTATGGTGAGAGAAAGGATGAAAGGTAATGCCTGATATGACGCCGCAAGGTATCGAAACAACATTGACCCGTGAGGAATTGCTACAGGCTCGGGATGAGGATGCGCGACGTATCCGTATGCGTGACCCGAAGGGTCGGAAGCAGGCGGTGACTGCCCGTTGCATGGAGTGTAAGATTATTCGTGGGCCGGTGGTGGTGGATCGTGCTGCGTGGGAAATGTATGTGTGTGAGCGTGGGAAGTTGTTGATACAGGAAGCGTTCCCTACGCTGTCTACCAATGAGCGTGAGGTGTTGCGTGGTGCACGAACTAACGTGTATCTGTGTCCGAAGTGTTTTCGTTCTACAGAAGGTGAGGAAGAATAGTGTATGAATACACGACGGTTGCTGCCGCATTCTGTTTAGGTGTGGCGTTCACGATGCTGTTTGTCATCGTGTGTGAGAAGTACGGTGCGGTGAAGGAGGAACGCGCCGCTACTGTAGACTATCTAGGTGGCCTGTTTCGTTCCTACGGGGATAGTCGGGGGTTGGGGCACCGTTACGTTCGACACACCGTTATGTTACAACATAACGATGGCACACTAGAAAGCAGTGATGTTTATACCTGTTTCTGGTGTGAAGAATCGCCTGACGAGTCTACGGATTCGTTGTGTGAACGTCGCCAAGAGGCGGCGTACTATAATGAAAAACCATATTAGAAAGGTACATGATATGACTATCAGTCATCAGGTAGCGTGCTGGTCTGTGAAGGACATAGCAAACTATTACAATGTGACCAAAAGCAACGTGTACGCGGTTTGGAAAAAGGATTCAGATTTTCCTGAACCGCACATGTGGGTATCTGCCCCGACGGATACCCACTGGGGACGGACTCCTCCGTACCCGGTGTATGCCATGTGGAAGGTGCAGTTGTGGTATCACGAATGGAACGCCAACAGGGCTGTCCGCAAGAGTGAGGCCATGAAGGCTGCGTGGGAGACGAGGCGCCGCAACAGGGCGCAGTCTCCGCTTCTGCGAGATCATGCCAATGTGGAGTCGGCAGCGTTGTCTGCCGGGTTGGAGACGATGACGTGGGCGTTGGACCGGATTGGTGCATCGTCCTATGTCAGCGGCGATTGGCGTGTAACTAAAGTAACGACTAGATAGGAGAAAAATATGACAGTAGAAACGTTTGATACACATACGGGGCACCATATGGTGACCCGTACAACGGAGGACACTGTTCTTCGGAGTGCGATGGAGGTCATGGATGGGGCTGACGCCCTTTTCGATGTGTTCTATCCTTCTTCGGGGTATGTGTCTACGAACCCTTGGCCGCGGTTAGAGGTTCCGCGGGTTGAGGGTGGAGTGCATGAGGGCACGCCACGTCACAAGTATGTGGTGCGTTCTGATACTGAGCAAATACTCGGGTTGCATTCCCATTCATATCCTGAGACAGCAGGGGGTTACCGTTTCATAGCGGAAATCGCTGACACGCTGTTTCCTGAACGAACTGCTGCTTGCACGTTGTTTGGTGCCGGTGAGAAGGTTGCGTTGATTCAGCACCTTGGTTTCCCCATTGACTTGGGGGATGGTGATGTGATTCGGCCTGAAATCATCTGGACCACTTCGTTCAATGGACAGTGGGCGACTGCTGTGCATGATGCGACGACAAGGTTTTTCTGCCAGAATCAACTGGTTGGAATGCAGCCTTTGTTCAAGGTAAAGCACACAATAAACCATGATATCCTTGTGGAGATGCGTGCAGAAATCCTTGAAAAAGCGATAGGGCGTGCGGAAACTTTGGCAACAATGGCACGGGTTATGAAGAACCAAGAATATGCTAATTCAGAGTTTTTGGAATTGGTAAATGAGTTGGTTCCGAAGGAAGAGGACATGTCTACCCGTGCATACAGGTCAGCATGCGACAAGCATGATGCACTGTGGACGAGATGGTTTGACGAGACGGCAGAGTTTGGACAGTCGAATCGTTGGCTCGCCTACAACGCGGTGCAGGGTGCGGAGCAGCATGTGTTCAACAGCACCGTGAAGGGTCGGGTCCATCGTGACCGGGCGCTGGCGAAGGCTATTGACGGTAAGGTTCCGCTTGCTAACCGGGCGCTTACCATCCTGACCCGCCCGCAGCATGCCTGAGCATGTAGTCTCCCGACACACGAGGGAACATGTGCTGTACCTGCATTTGAACGACATTGCCGATATGATGGGCATGCCCGAAGATGCGCCTATAACGGTCAGGCACGTAGACCAAGCGCCGAACAAGCCTGATGAGGTGGTGCGTATCTGTGTGTTGGAATACGTCAACTCCGAAGGTGAGGAAACATGACTGATTTGCCAGAAAATTTAGAGGAAACGATTCGTGCAATGGTTACGGAAGCGGTGCATCAGGATGGGGTATCCCAACATGATGTGCGGCAGATAGCCAGACAGGAATTGCGTTCTCTTTTGTTGAGGGCACTTCACATGTCGGAAGCAAAGGAAGTGCCGTATGGGTAGCGATGACAGTGCACCCGGTTTGGATTTTGTGGGGGCACGAACTGAAATCAAAATCGTGCCCTTCGGTTTCCCGATGGGTGCAGGATTGCACACTAAGCGGTGGCTCGTGTTGGAGAATGACCGCACGTTGGAATCGTTTGCAGAATTTATAGATGCCCACACGTTTGCCAATAGGCGGCGTGCAGAGTTGCAGGGCAATGATGAGTAAACATGTTCTTTGCCGTAAGGCAGGGAGGCACCCTTCGGGTGTCTAGTCAACCATATAGGAGAAACAAATGGCTCAGGTATTGGATTCAATGCCGACACATAGGCGTACGGAACAGTATCCGTGGGCGGACTGGTTTGATGGTCTGCCTCGTCTTATTGAGGAAGGCGCAGATTACATTGTGTCAACCGAAGCGTTCCGGTCGTCTGCCTATCAGGCAGCGCGTCGTCATGGAGTGAAGGTTAGTCTGGCCATGATGGACAAGGGAGTTGCCTTGCAGTCATCGCCACGAGACGACCGCTAGTTCCATGCGGCAGTGGCTGCTAACGGTGGGGGGCACGATTGCCTTCCTGTTGGCGGCGCTGCAATGCGGTGAGCGTGTGGAGTCTGTTGGAGTTCCCGTATCGGGGGATTTCATTCAGCAGGCTCCCACGTCCACCCTGTCTTTGAACCGTGAGCAATTAGCGGTATTGGCAGCGTCACCGGCAACGACAACAAGTACTACAACAACTACAACTACGACTACGACCACTACCAGTGTGGTGCCGGTACAGGCAACACACGCACGTACGACTACAACCACGACTCTTTGGGTGACGGCAGTCACTGTTGAGGCGTTGTACGAGTTGGTTGCACGGGTGTTCCCTTCGGAGGATCACGAGTGGGCGTTTCGGGTCATGCTGTGCGAGTCGTCCAATAGACCGGATGCACTCAATCGGAAATCGGGAACGATGGGGCTGTTCCAGCATCATCCACGGCATTGGGAGGAACGGTCCACGTTGGCTGGTATTCCCGGTGCTGACCCGTATGACCCGGAGTCAAACGTGATAGTTGCGGAGTGGTTGTTGAACGTGGGTGCACATGAGCATCCGCGGGGTCCACAACATTGGGAATGCAAATAACGTTATGTTGCAACATAACGAGATTGGGTACACATGACGAAAGCGCAAGAAATAGAAGCAAGGCTAGCAGCAGTAGAGGAAGTTGTATTCTCAGAGGAAGGCGACATCGCTACCATGCTGTACGGTATGTACAGTATAACGTACAAAACTTTGGTAACTCTTGGTGACATGATGCACGATATCGGACACAACTTTCACCAAGCGATGTATGAAATTGGGGAATGTGTCACAGCGATGGCACCCTTCGAAGACTCGGAGGAAACCGTAGAAACCCACCCGTCATTCAGCGAACCGTCACACCTGCGGCTCGTGGACGACGACCCCATCCCCGACCCGACCGGACCAGCGGTGTAGTCTCACCATGCCATGCCATGCCCCCGGAACCCTAGGCGGGTTCCGGGGCATGCCATGCCATGGCATGCCCCCAACCCGAAGGAACCTGTGCTAACATGATGGACGTGAAGCCCGACCGCATCGTTCTCCGCCAATCGTGGTTGAACACACTCGCCATGTGCCCCGAACGGGCACGCCAAATCTGGACAGGAGCCTGCGTCGAAACTGGCTCGTCCAACACTGTGCTGGGCAGCGCCGTGCACTACGGAATCGAACAATGCTTGCAGGAACAAATCGAAACAGGGTCGCCCCTGTCAGTGGCGGAAACCACAGACGCAGCATTGGGCTACTGGGCAGAAGAATCCAAGAACGACATACGGTGGAACCACAAACCCACTGAACCGCCAGTCATCATCCAAAAAAATGTTGACGTGTGGCACAGGGAAGTGTTGCCTGATCTGCGCCCCATCGCAGTCGAACACCAATTCGAACTACCCCTCGTCATTGACCACAAGCCAGAAATTTGGCTCAGGGGAACCATCGACTGCATCCAAGAATTTCCGTTGCCGATTGTGGACTGGAAAAACCCCGGACGTAAACCCCACAACGAATGGGAAAAGAAACGATGGTCGGTTCAGGCCGCAGCCTATACGTGGGCTGTCTCCTCTGACCAGCGCAACGGGTTGACAGAACCGTTGCCGTTTGAGTTCGTGTACCTTGTCAAAGGTGAAGTGTACAGAACTGTTGTGAACTTTGGACCAGCGGAGTGGGCTAGTCTGGTTGCGCTGGCCCGCTCCGCCGGTACACTCATAAATGCTGATCTGCCCGTCTGGCCTTTGCGTATGGAAGGATGGCACTGTAGCCCCAAGTGGTGTGCGGCATGGTCTTCATGTCGTGGCAGATTTACGGGGCTTGATCCATGGAAACAACTATAGGAGACACTATGTCAGAATCAACGATTACAGTATTTCGTAGGCAAGTCCTGCAAACAGGTGCCTACGAACCAGCAGAAGCATCGTGTAGCATCACGTTGCCCATCACTGAGGACATCACCCCGAAGGATGCTGAGAAGATGATTGAGGAATGGGGAACCACCCTTGACATCGCCAACTATGAAGCACTGGGTATCGGTTATGAAGTAACCGAACAGGGATTGCGGAGGCTGTCTAAAAGTGTTTCCGGGCATGCAACGTCTGCTCCCATGGCGGAACCAGCGGCGGGGAATACAGCCTCCTCGGACCCCATTATCGGGGGCAGTGCACTGGACACCATCTGGAAGCATCTGATGCAAAACAAGACGGATTGGTGGGACCCGAATTGGCAGAAGAAGCAGGACCCTGACGCCAACTTCAATCGGAACGGTCCCGACTATAAGCGTCGTGGAGACGGCAAGGGACTGTGGCTGACAAAGAAGGACGGGACGAGCCTTGTCCCCAACTGGTTTGTGTGTCCGTTCACCGGCAAGACGGCCACTGAATTGGGAACCATCGGTCAAGAAATTCGGGCATAATGATTGTCCTGCAATCGCAGGATGAGGTGGCCCGTCGCCTCGCTGTCGCCCTAGAGGGCGGCGGCGGGGTGACAGCCCCCGCCCCAGCGGACATGCCGCGTCGTTTCGCGTTGACCACGGCAGTGGTTGACAACCTGATCGGGTTCATACGTAACCCGGCGGAACGCTGGTACTTGGGGTTCCCTGAAATAGACCTCGCCACACGAGGTATAGGTCGGGGTGAGGTTTTGCTGGTTCTCGGACGTAGCCATACAGGCAAGTCGCAAATGTTGCTCAACAGTATTGTCACGAACCTTGTGAATGATCCGGGTGCACATGTTGTTATCTTTGCAATGGATGAGCCACGCGAATTGGTGGCAATGAAATTGTTTTGTTTGTTGCAGGGTCGTTCCTCTACCGAAGTGGAGGAACTTATCAAGCACAACGACAAGGACATTCTTGAACAGTTGGCTCGTGCAGCGAAAGAAGAACTGTCGCGTGTCGCTATCGTTGACGAGCCGATTGACTTGCCAACTATGGCAGATGCGATGGATGAAGCACGCGACCTGTGGGGATGCGACCCCTCGTTTTGCATGATTGACTATCTGGAATTGTTGCCCGGTGGCGACGCTGACGCTACCGGGGTGACTTCCAAGGCGCAGGCTGTGAAGCGTTGGGCGAAGCAGCAACGTGTCCCGTTGGCTCTGGTGCATCAGTCAGGTCGTGGCGCTGGTGAACGTGGCCGAGCGGCAGGTATTTCGGCTGGCCGGTACGGGGGTGAGCAGGAAGCCATTTTTGTGATTGAGGTGTACCGGAAGAAAGACAGGTACGACCTGTCGGATTGGGAAACCAAATATCACGACAACAGTATCAACATGAATTTGTGTAAGAACAAACGCACGGCGCGTCTCATCGACCAGACGTACTACCTAGACCCTGAATGTGGGCACGTTCACCCGTACTGGGAGGAGTTGGTTCCCGGTGGATCGTAGTCTCATCGAACGTTTCAGTGTTTTGTTCCGTGGTGGACGCATCGCGTCGGATGATCCGGCGACCGGCACCGGGTTCCGTCCGTTGGAGTCTCCCTCCGGGGAGCATTACCCTGCCTCCGGGGAAGCGTTTCTAAGGGCCGTAGAGGGCCACCTGACCGATCCCCGTAGTCCGATAGGGGTTTACCCTCTCTATGCGCTCTACGAGGCTGATAAGACCCTTACAGGGCATGTGGTGGATTGGGGTTGTATTGACTGGGACGATGGCCTCACAGAATCGTGTATCCATGCCCGCAACGTGCAGGAACTTCTACACCAAATGGGTATCCGGTCATGGGTGGAACGTTCCCGTTCCAAAGGCTACCACTTGTGGGTGTTTTCGGCAGAACCAGAAGCAGCATCGACCGTGAGGGAAGGGCTGATCGCTGCCTGTGAAATTGTGGATGCCCCCACCCGTG